GGTGAGAAATCTATTCTGCAAAAGTATGCAGACTCCACCCCAACACGCAAAGGAAATATCCTTTCATACTTGATGGAACATAAGATGAAAAACTTAGTTCAAGTTGTTTCGGAATTCTGATATGAGTAAACCGTGGAACAATTGGGAAGAATCGGGTTCTTTTGAACGCTTTCATAAGGATCGCGGTATAAAGAAAAAGCAAAAGCGCGGCGACCGTCATTCACAGAAGCAAAAGATGCGAGAAGCATCTTCTGACATTGAGCGTTACGAAGACGACTCGTTTGAGGATTATCAAGATGAGCGCACCAAACAACGGTAAAAAGATTGTTGCTACCGGAGGGTGGTCTAAGGGAACACCCAAACAGCGTTCACCTGCTTCTACTCCAATCCCTACTCCAGGACCGCAACATCCACCTTCTCTACTGAACAAGGTAAAGAGTGTGGTAGAAGCGTATGCTTCACGCGGAATCACTCAAGACAAGAGATGCGACGAAGAAACCAAAAGGGTTCGTTTGGTTTCCTGCCATGGAGACTCTGCTAGAGGTATTGAACCATGTCAGTTTAGGCGAGATAGTCAGGCAGAGCAAGGTAGATTCTATTGTGGTGAGTGTGGCTGCGGAGATAGAGCGGCAACTTGGCTGAATGCCAAGCAGCCAGAAGATTACACGAAACTTGACTTCCCGAAAGTTGTTTGTCCACTCAGTATGCCTGGATTCACAAACTACACTCCTAGCGCAGAAGAAACTGTCGAACGAAGAATGAAGTACGACTTTACCCGAAAGGAGCAGATCGAACGGCAAGTAGACCTGACGATCAAGAAAACCGATGCGACGAATTAATCGCCCAACAAGACTCAACAACTCACCACAGACATCTAGACCATCGCCGAATCAACCTGCAAACATACAGGCACGGCAAATAAACTCTGCACCACCCAATCCTGAAAAATCTAAAGGTTGTGGTTGCAAGAAACCAAGGTGAAAGTATACTTTGTGAACCCCTTACAGAATGGAGACATTATGACTGCTACTGCTACTGAAAACGAAACTGGTATGAAACTATCTCAAGAAACTCTCGCTGTTCTCAAGAACTTCGCCTCGCTGAACTCAAACATTCTCATCCGTCCAGGCAACACTATTGCCACCGTGACTCCTGTAAAGAATGTCATGGCTGAGGCAACCGTAGACGAAACTTTCGACATCGAGTTTGGCATTTGGGACTTGAATAAGTTTCTTGGTGTGATCTCGCTGTTCAAGGAACCGCTGCTGACTTTTGGAGAGAAGTCTGTGGTAATCTCTGATGCGGCTCGCAAGAATGCACCGAGTGTCAATTACTACTACTGCGAACCAAGTCTGCTGACTGCTCCCAAGAAGAGTATCACTATGGGGGTTATTCTTGTGTCATTCAAGTTGACCGCAGACAATGTTGCTGAGATCATGCGAGCCAGTTCTGTGCTACAGGTTGGTGACATCTCTGTACGCGGAACGAAAGACAAGATTGAAGTTGTCGTGTTCGACAAGTCAGACAAGGGTTCCAACACTTACTCCATCGTTGTGGGAGAGAACAAGGCGAAGACCAAGTTTGATATTCACATGAAGGTTGACAATCTGAAACTCATGCCGGGCGATTACGATGTGCATATCAGCAAGAGCATTGTCGCCAAGTTCTCACATTGCAGCAAGGACTTGACTTACTTCGTTGCGCTTGAAGCAACTTCAAGCACTGCCTCTAAGGAGTAAACATGACTGCTACGGTAACCGAATACCTTTGGGTGGAGAAGTACCGCCCAAAGGTGATTGCGGACTGCATTCTTCCGTCTGCGATGAAGAAGACTTTCACCGACATGGTGGAGTCGGGCGAGGTGCAGAACTTACTGCTATCGGGTGGAGCAGGATGCGGGAAGACTACAGTTGCCCGTTCCTTGTGCAACGAACTGGATAGCGACTGCATCATCGTCAACTGCTCAGAAGATGGAAACATTGATACCCTCCGTACTCGCATCCGAAACTTTGCGAGTACGGTATCCATGTCAGGCAACAAGAAGGTTGTGATTCTTGACGAGTTTGATTACTCGAATGCCCAAAGCACACAGCCTGCTCTGCGTGGATTCATGGAAGAGTTCAGCGCGAACTGCCGGTTCATCCTGACTTGTAACTTCAAGAACAGGATCATCGAACCGCTTCAATCGCGGTGTACTTGCATCAACTTCCAAATCCCAACCAAAGAACGACCCACCCTCGCCAAGCAAATGCTTCAGCGAGTCAAAGGCATCTTGGATGCCGAAGGTGTCGCATACGATGACAAGGTGCTTGTCGAACTCATAATGAAGCACTTCCCCGATTTCCGCCGCATCTTGAATGAGTTGCAGCGGTATTCGGTGTCTGGCAAGATTGATGTGGGTATCCTGACTCAACTTGGTGAAATCAAGATCAAGGAACTCATCTCTGCCTTGAAAGACAAGGACTTCACATCGGTTCGCAAGTGGGTTGTAGAGAACTCTGATGCTGATTCAGCATCTCTGTTTCGCAAGATTTACGAGTCCATGTACGATTGCTTTACTCCGTCTAGCATTCCGAAGTTGGTTCTGATTCTGGCAGAGTACCAGTACAAGGCAGCATTTGTTGCCGATGCAGAGATCAACATGACTGCTTGCTTGACCGAGATTATGATGGAGTGCGAGTTCAAATGAGGAGAATTTCATACACGCTCGGGCCGTCTCGTGACATGGTAGATAGAGAATTACTTAGACAAGGTTGGTTTTCGTACAAGGGATATATCACCATGCAACATCCCAATATCACTGAATGCTTTAAGGAGTTGTTCAGACAAACTAAACCAGTCAGAGTTCTTGAAATTGGTACTTCTCATGCAGGACTGACGCTTCTGCTACGCGACACCCTAGATGAACTAGGAATGAACTCAACCAAAATCATTACTTGGGACATCCATAACATAGGCAAGACTAACGCTGAATCTCTTGGATATTCTACTGATGCGATTGAGTTCCGAGTAGAGAACATCTTTAACTATGGGGAAGCAACATTGATTCCCGAAAAGCATGATGGGGTTGCAAGTATTATCGCTTCCGAAGGAACTACGATAGTCCTGTGTGATGGTGCAAACAAGATGCATGAATTGACTGCTCTCTCCCCGCTCTTAAAATCAGGAGATGTTATCATGGGACATGACTATCATCCTGACAAAGAACTACTTAATTCAATGTCGAATGAAGAGAAGTTAGACAAGAATCTTTGGCTTTGGTGTGAAACATGGGATAGTGATTTGAAAGTTCCAGCCGATGTGATTCCTTATATGAAATCTGAGTTTACTCAGGTTGCATGGCTCTGCATGAGGAGAGCATAATGCGACCTATTGGTAAGTGGGTTGCTGTACGCACCGATCTTGGTAAAGAGAAGAAGACCGAGGGTGGAATCATCTACAAGGATGATAATACCAAGGGTCACTTTGTACTTGCTGAAGTGGTTGCGGTTGGATGTGGAATCACCGAGGATATTCGTGTGGGAGATATGGTGTATTGGGAACTAGCGACTAATCGTGGCAATCACTACGGTGATCTAGACTTGGTACATCAGGATCACATTGCTTTGGTGGTGCGAGATGCCGCTTAAACTCACAGACTACCTGAACGCCATCAATGTGAACAAGAACTCGTTGTGTGATGAAGAGCATGACGAGAAGGGATATGTTCCGTTCTTGGTGAACCGAGGACTGTCCTACTTCCCTGATACCATCTTGCAAGCAAACGCGATGAATCGTTATGGTTCCCTGCGTAAACGAATGCAGTTTGATTTTCTGCGGCATAGCATCCGCTCTAGGAAACGATTCAGTAAATGGTTCAAGGCAGAAGAAGCAGAAAATCTGGCATCTATCAAAGAGCGGTATGGTTGCTCTGATGCCAAGGCTAAAGACATCATGCGAGTACTGACACCCGAACAGATCACTAACATTGTGCGCTCTACCTATCGGGGCGGTGTCTAAGTTAGCCGGTTCCTACATATTTGTAAAGATGAGGCATACTCATTGGCATGGAGTGCATATGTATGGAACACCAACCCAAAATCACCGTTGAAGAATTAGTAGAGATCACACTGGCAAAGCCAGATGATTTCCTAAAGGTAAAGGAAACCCTGACCCGCATTGGGATTTCCTCCAAGACTGAAAAGAAACTGTATCAGTCTTGCCATATTCTACACAAGCGGGGCAAATACTATATCGTCCATTTCAAGGAACTGTTCGCGCTTGATGGTCTTCCGTCCACGCTGAAAAAAGCAGATATCGCTCGACGCAATACCATTGTGACTTTGTTGAACGAATGGGGACTCGTCAAAGTAGTTGATCCCACAAAGACAGCAAATATCACCGCAGGCCTTGCTCAAATCAAGATCATTCCCCACAAGGAAAAGGGAGATTGGGAACTGGTTCCCAAGTATCATATCGGTAAGAAGTTCTAAGAGAGAGTGACATGAAAATTGACCTTCGTAATGTACAAACTAGATGGATCAATCTAGACCGAGCAACTTCAAATGCCAAACAAATGACTGAGCAATTTGATCGCTTGGGATTCACTTCGCATATGCGAATCCCAGGCAGGATCATTCCACCACCAAAAAACCTATCCGCTGTTAAACTCAGAGCGTTTGGCAAACACTACATGGGATGTGGACAAGCGCACATTGATGCCTTGCTATCAGCAAGCAAGGGATCTGTTCTTGTGTTGGAGGATGATGCTCTTGCAACTGAAGCATTCGTACCTGTGATAGAAGTGCCGGATGATACTGATGCCGTGTATCTTGGTATTTCTCATGGAAATAAGAAGCAAGCAATTGTTGACTTGAACAATGGATGGTACAGAATCTTCGGTATGCTCGCAGCACACGCAGTACTGTATGTGTCCGAAAGATACAAGAACTATGCAGCAGACATAGCGCATATGTGTTTGTACACCAAGCAAATTCCTATGGATAATGGATTTGCCGCAGCACAGAGTAAGTTCAAAGTGATTGCTGCCTCTACCCCAATGTTCGTACAGTCCGCTGAACGGGAAAGTCAAAACAAATGGCAAAGTCTTACTGATCGTCCACTTGTTCCGACTCATGTGCAAGCATTGAATGAACTGATTCCTATTCCCTCTAAGTAATGGAGACACAATGCAGTTTGGCTTTCATCAACTGTATGCAAACGCGCCACTTCCCACATACGCAACTGAACATTCTGCTTGTTTTGATTTGGCAGCACACCTTGTGGATGATCGTGGATATCTTAGAATCATCAAATCGGTTGATGCTGAAAACACTATGGGTGATATGCTCAGACTTACTCCACGGCACATCTCTGATTTGATGATTCCCCCGCAAACTACTGTACTGATTCCAACTGGATTGATTGCAAAGATTCCTATGGGATACTCTGTTCGAGTGCATATGCGATCAAGCGTTGCACTAAAGCGTGGACTTATTATGCCGAACGGAGAAGGTATCATTGACGCAGACTATTTTGATGAGTTGTTCCTGATGGTCAGGAACGCATCAAGCGCCATTGTTACAGTAAAACATGGCGAAAGAATCTGTCAAGGTGATCTTGTAAGCATACTTAGGTTACCCATCGAACAGATACATACTAGACCCGAACAAACTACAGATCGTATCGGTGGGTTTGGATCAACAGGAAGGTGATTATATTATGACTCGTGATGAACTTTTGGCATGGCACAAAGAAATCTGCGAAAGCGGCCGCATCCTCATGGATGCGAAGAACCGAGACTACGCAGGCAATGACGGACTAGAACCGTTCGCAAACTTTACAAGAGTAGAATCAATGGGCATCTGCTCCACCGAGCAGGGGTTCTTGGTTCGTCTTACTGATAAGATGAGCAGACTCAGTTCGTTTGTTGAGTCTGGCAAACTTCATGTTTCCAATGAGAGTTTCATGGATACTTGTGTAGATGTAATCAACTATATGGTTCTGTTGAGTGCTTACTTGAAAGAGAAAGAGAGAGTACAAAATGGCAAGCGATGAACGCATTTTCCTTCAGATTGCAGCATATCGTGATCCTGAACTGGTTCCTACCATCAAGGACTGTTTAGACAAGGCAAAGTACCCTGATCGCCTACGATTTGGGATTTGCTGGCAGCACGAGGCTACTGATCCGTGGGACGCTGAACTACAAGAGTTCAAGAATGATCCTCGCTTCAAGATCATTGATGTGCCGTTTT